CACCGGCGGGGCCCCGCCCCCCCGGCGGGGCCCCCCGGGGGCGGGGGGCCCCCCCGGGACCTGGCCCAGGAGCGGCTGGACGCGTCCCAGAACGCGGCGGAGATCGCGTGGCTTCTGGCGCAGTGCGAAGGAGGTGACACAGCGTGCAAGGACCAATGATGACAACCCAGCAGGTGGCGGAGCTCCTGGGTGTGAGCGCCGATACCGTCTATCGGCTCAAGGAGAAGCCGGGCGGCCTGCGGGCCTACCGGGTCGGGCACAGCCTCCGCTTCCGGCGGGATGAGGTGGAGACGTATCTCGCCTGTCACGTCGTTGAGCCGGTGTTCTATACCGGCGGCAAGCCGAAGGGCGTCCGGTTCAAGTATGTACCGGGAATGAAGGTCGTCTAGGGCTAAAAGCGAGATGTGTCCAAGTTGAACACAATTTATGAAAACCAAAAAGAGGAGAAAAACATGAAAAAATCTCGCAAAGCTTATATCGACTGGTGCCTGGACAGCGAGACCAACGACCCGGAGACCCAGGAGTGGCGGAATGAGCTCACGCCGGAGGAGCGGGCGTATGTAGACCAGCAGGACGGCTGCTGCGAGCAGGCCATCGCCGCCATGTGCAGTGCGATGCCCAAGGATAAACCCCACAAAGCGCCGCTCCGCAATACCGGCAGTGAACCCTTTGCCCCCAAGCTCCAGGAGTACATCGAGGACCCCTGTGACCAGGCGGTTGCCAATGCGCAGCGTGTTGTTCAGATCATCGAGCAGCTGCGTGCCCGGTTCGACATGGAGGAGGTCACGGCCATAAAAGCCATTGACGATGAGTGCTGGGTCTTCTTGCAGGACGGCAGCTTGTGCAATGCTTACCTGACGGAAGACGGCGGCCTGCACCTGTCCAGGCGCAGGTAGCCCACCACCATCATACCCCCAAAAAAGGAGGCAGGTCCATGGACAAAAACAAGCGGAATGCCCTGCAAAGGGCGCGGCTGAGTAGCGGTCTGACCCAGGAAGCGTTAGCGGAGCGGTCCGGGTACTCTGCGGACAGCGTCCGGGCGTGGGAATCCGGGGCGCGGATGGCGTCGCTGGAGGCCCTGGGCATCCTGGGCGAGGTCCTGGATGCGCCGTGGCTTCCGGGGGTGTACCTGCGGGAGCAGAGCACAGCACTCAACGACCTCCTGCCGGATTTCGAGGTGGACCGGCCCTTGGCGGAGGCCGCGGCAGAGTACGTCAGCTGTATCCTGGAGCTGGTGGACAGCCGGGTGGACCGTGCGCTGTTACGGATGGTGGCGGATGGACAAATCGACCAGGTGGAGCTGCCGGTGTTCGAGGCCCTGATGGACCTCGCGGCCCGGGCGAACAAGGCCTATTACGAGATCAGGTTCGCAAAGGGGAGGGAGAGCTGAAAGAACACGATGTGTCCAAGTTGGACACAATTTATGCAAACCAGAGGAAGGAGTGAGCGCACGTGACGAAGCGCGCAAAAAATGCCCCCTGCGGATGCGGGAACATCCACAAGGGGCGGGTGGCAAATGGTACACACCAAATGACAACAAAAGTGTACCAAAAGCCCCACGGAATTTCAATAGGGCAACTTCTATAAAAAATCCCGGATTTTGCGCACTTTTTGACAAAAATCAGAGGCAGGTCCCAAATCCCTGTATGAAAAATGGAAGAGCGTTGCACACGCATACGCAACTTTTCCCCATCTCCTGCCCTATGTAAGGGCCCTTGCGCCCATCTGAACAAGGAGGAACGCGGCCATGCAGAAGAGAACGATTCGGCCCCAAACGCAGGGGGCCGCCGGGCAGAGGGAGGGGGCAGTGTATGAAGCCTCTTGACAGGATCACCGGCTACGCCCATGTGGCCCTGCGCTACGGGCTGGAGGAGGCGATCTTCCTGGATTCCCTCATGTACTGGTACAAGGAAAACCGGGCGAACCAGCGGAACTACCAGGATGGGCGCTGGTGGACCTTCAACTCCGTGAAGGCGTTTCAGGAACTCTTCCCCTGGTGGAGCGTGCGTCAGATCCGGCGGATCATCGACAGCTGCAAGGAGCAGGGCGCAATCCTCGCCGGGAGCTTCAACAACGACCACCGGGACCGCACGGCCTGGTATACCCCCGGTGATGAGCTCCTGACGCTCTACGGCATGACCGAAAACGGTAATTGCATTTGTCAAGGCCGTCAAATGCAATTGTCAGAACGGGCAGGTGAGAGTGCCCAAAACGGCAAATGTATATATAGTACATGTAATAACCATGTAGAAACTAACATGGAGAACCCCCTACCCCCTAAACCGTCTCCGCCGGGAAAGCCCAACACGCCGGAGGGCGTGGCGGCGGTCTTCGACGGGTACGCGGGGGAGGACGGGGAGCTCCGGCAGCTCCTGGCGGACTTCCAGGAGAGCCGGGTAAACATCAAAAAGCCGCTCCACACCCAGCGGGCGGCGAAAATACTGCTGAACAAACTTGACAGACTGTCCGGCGGCGACCGGGGACTGAAGCTGGCCCTGCTGGAGACCTCGATCCTCCACGGCTGGGAGAGCGTCTACCCGCTGAAGGAGGACGGGCAGTCCCAGCAGGGCAAGCCCGGGGAAAACGCCGCCGTGCTTCCAGAAGGAGGAACATGGATATGAACGAAAACAACAACCAGCTGGCCCTGAGCAGTGAGGCCCTCAGCGCGGAGGCCGGGGTGCTGGGCTCGATGCTGATCGACGAAAAGGCGGTGGGCCCCATGATGCTGGCGCTGACAGAGGAAGACTTCCTGTCGCCGGAGGGGAAGCGGGTCTTCCAAGTCATCCGGGACCGCTACAACCGGGGCGAAGCGGTGGACCCGCTGCTGGTCGCGGCGGACCTGGGGGACGCCTACCGGCCCCGGATCGCTGAGTACATTGACTGGACCTTCACCTCCGCCAATGCGGACGCCTACGCCCAGACCCTCAAGCGGACCAGCCGCCTGTACCGCCTGCGGCAGTTGGGAGAGGAACTGAACCGGGCGGCGGACGAGGAGGCCTGCCGGGCCCTCATCGACCGGGGGAACCTGCTCCTGTGCGAGCGGTCCGGGGTGCGGCGGGTGACGATGGAGGACGGGTTCCGGGAGTTCTTCATCCGCCACGACCCGAAAAAGCCCCCGGAGTACTTCAAATGGCGCTTTGGCGGCCTGGACGAGGAGGTCCATGTCGCCGCCGGTGACATGGTGGTCATCGGTGGGTATCCCTCCGCGGGGAAGACAGCATTTGCGCTCCAGATCGCCTTTGCCGGGGCCAAAACACGGCGGGTGGGCTTTTTCTCCTACGAGACTGCGGCGGACAAGCTCCACGACCGGACCGTGGCCTGTCAGGCGCAGTTGAGCTTTCGGCAGATCATGACCGGAAAACTGGAGGAGGCCGATTTCCAGCGGGTCTACGAGCTCCGCTCCCGCCTGACGGCCCCGGGCCTGGAACTCATCGAGGCCAACGGCATGACCGTCTCCGCCATCGGGTCCTACGCCATGGCCCATCACTACGATGTGATCCTGGTGGACTATCTGCAAAAGATCCCTGCGGCCCGGGGCGGACGGCCCCTGAACGACTTCGAGCGGGTCAGCCAGGTCTCCAGCGGCCTCCAACAGCTGGGACGCTCCACAGGGAAGGTCATTATCGCCCTCAGCCAGCTCAGCCGCATGGAGCGGCGAAAGGACGGGAGCATCCTGCCGCCCACAATGGCCTCGCTCCGGCAGTCCGGGCAGATCGAGCAGGACGCGGACGTGGTGATGCTGCTGTACAAGGCGGTCCCGGACGCGCCGCTGTCTCAGCGGGTGCTGGACGTGGTGAAAAACAAGGACGGGGAATCGGGGCGGCACCTGATGCTGGACTTTGACGGGGACAAACAGAAATTTTCTTGGACTAACGGGCCCTACATACCGCCCTCCAGGCGGGAACCGGACCCCCAGCAGAGTATTTTTAAGCCCGCGCCGTCCGGCGGCAAAACGCCCTTTGGGGAGGAGGAAAACAGACCGTGAAAACCATTTGCATCATGAACCTGAAGGGCGGCGTCGGGAAGACCGTCACCGCCATCAACCTGGCGGCGGTCCTCGCGGCCCAGCACGGGAAGCGGGTCCTGCTCATCGACGCGGACCATCAGGGCAACACCAGCACCTTTTTCGGCGCGGACCAGGACGGGACCACCCTCCGGGAGGTGCTGCTGGGGGAGGCGGAGCCGTGTTGGCCGGAGAGCGTCCAGCGGACGGCGTACGAAAATCTGGACATCCTCCCAGCTAGTATGTCTCTTGCGGAGCTGGACGCCGCGCCTAAGCCTGAGTACGCCCAGTGCCTGTGGCGTCTGCGGGAGTTCCTGCTGGCCGTCGCGGAGGACGATACCTACGATTTTGCCATCATCGACATGCCCCCGGCATTCAGTCTGAGCGCCCGGGCGGCGCTGGTGGCGGCGGATGAGGTGATCGTGCCCATCAAGCTGGATGCCTTCTCCATCGACGGCATGGCGGAGCTCCTGCGGCAGATCGCCTCCATGCGGAAGGTGAATCCGGGGCTGACGTTAGCGGGAGTACTCATCACCATGTGGCACAATGTGGACGTGGTGACACAGCCGGAGGCGATCCTCCGCAGCGGGAATGTGCCGGTTTTCACCACGGTCATCCCTCATACCTACGTGGTGGACAAGAGCACCCATGAACGGAAGCCTCTGCATATCTTCAGCCCCACCAGCGGCGCGACGAAGGGCTACCAGCGCTTAGCGGCGGAGTACCTGGAGAGGGGACGGGGAAATGGGTAGGAAATTCGACCTGTCCAGCCTGATGGAAACCGTGTCCAATCTGGACACAACTGCCGCCGCGCCCAGCGTCCAGCTGATCCCCCTGGAGGACATTCTGGACAACAAGGCCAATTTCTACCGGGTGGACCGTGCGGAGCTGAAACCCTTGGCGGACTCCATCGCTATGGACGGCCTCCAGCAGTACCCGCTGGTCACGCCCCACCCGGACCAGCCGGGGAAATACCTGCTCCTCAGCGGCCACCGGCGCTGTGCCGCCATCAGAATGCTGGTTGACGAGGGGGCGTGGGACGTCATTGGGCATTCGCCCAACGACCGTCCCGGCGGCGCAAGCGCCGCCTTAGTCCCCTGCACCGTGCGGCGGTACGGGAGCGCGGCCATGGCGGAGCTCCAGCTCATTCTTGCCAACAGCACTGCCCGGGTGTTGACCAACGCGGAGCTTGCCAAGCAGGCAGAGCGGATGGAGCTGCTGCTCTACCAGCTCCGGGAGGAGGGCTACGAGTTCCCGGGCCGGATGCGGGACCAGGTGGCGGCGGCGTGTAAGGTGTCCGCGCCGAAACTGGCCCGGCTGAAGGTCATTCGGGAGAAGCTGAAGGCCCCGGAGTTCCTGCTGCTGTTCGAGAAGGACAAGCTTCCGGAACAGACGGCGTATGCCTTGGCACGGTTGCCGGAGGATTTGCAGCAGCGCTTGGCGCTGATCTCCACGGACATCCCCGGTAATGTGGCGGATATGCTCCTGAAAAAGTGCGGCGATGGGTGGCGGTGGGAGCCAGAGATGCAGTGCCCGGACGGAAAAACCTGCAAACGGGGAGACAGCTTCCTCCGGCACGACCTGGAGCGGCCCTACGAGATGTGCGGCGGGCGGACGTGCTGTCTGGAGTGCCCACGGGCGCAAAACGAATACGCTCCCTGCGACCGGATGTGCTCCAAGGCCCAGGCCGTGCGGAAAGCGCAGCGGGATGAGAAGAAGGCCGCGCTGGAGGCCGAGGCGCAGAAGCGGACCCGGCGGTATCAGCGGGAGACCCAGGCCAACGCCCAGCGGGTGCTGCGGGCCATTGAGGCGGCAGGGCTGCCGGACGATACGCGTATCTCTTGGGAATATCATGACCAATACTCCGTTGGCCAGGTCAGAGAATATGCGGAAGGGCATTTCCCAGAGGATAAGCGGTGGTTTTGCGCGGAGCTATCCCGCAGTCGTTTGGGAGTTCCTGCTCAGACCGCCAAGGTCCTGGGCTGCTCCACGGACTACCTGCTGGGGGTAACAGACGGCCTGGGGCGGGCAGAGCCGCCGCCTCCTCCGGTCCCGCCTCCAGAGCCTGCGCCCGCTCCCGGCGGGGGCGCGGAGATCAGCGCCATGGACCGGGCTGGATTGGATAAGCTCTATGAGCTGTTGGCGGATGCGGAGGAGATCGACCAGGATGTCGCGTCGGTCCTGCGCTGGGCGCTGGAGATCGTAGAGCGGGCCTTGGGGGCGAAGTTATGACGTGCCTGTCAGACGGGAAATACGCCTCCCCGCCGGACGAGCTGACCGCCCTGGTGCTGGAAGCCCACCGCCAGGGCGTCAGCTACGGTCAGCTGGTGGCCAACACCTCCCAGCGGGAGCTGGATGAGATCATCCGGGCCTACTGCGGCGAAAAAGCCCGGAGGAAAAAACGGAGGTGACTGTATGCAGATGACACCTGAAGAGATCGTCCGCCACTACACCCATGCGGCCAACAAGCACCAGGACATCAAGGTCCTGGCGGAACTTAACATGGTCACTCCGGCGGAGATTCGCGCCGTGCTGGCGGAGTCGGGCGTGGAGGGCATCGAGGCCCCGAAGCGGATCGCCCGGAGGAAGAAGCCCTCCGCCCTCCCGCCGCCGGAGGAAGAAGCGCCTCCCAGCGCTGCGCCGGAGCCTCCCAAAGAGGACGGACCGGAGGTATACCGGAAAATCGAGAACATCCTCGCCGCCCTGCCCGGCGATATGGGCCGCAGAGAAGATGGTGGCGGAGGTGTTCGCGGAGTATTTGAAAGTCCGATTGAGGGTGGAGGAAAATGAGGAAACATAAGTTGTGTTCAACTTGGACACATTTCCCAAAACAAGGAGGAGGTGTTGTGATGAGTAAACCTTTGACATGGCTGAAGCCCAGCGGTGAGTGGGGCATCGAGGGCGTGGACCTGACCACCCTGCCGCCCGAAGTCTATGGCGCGCTGACCAAGCTGATGCGGCTGGAGCATCCCTACTGCCTGAGCCGCGGGGATCACCTGCGGACCATGAGCGACGAGGACTTGGCGCTGTGGCTGGTAAACGAGGTGCTGGTTCCGGCGGTGTGCCCGCTGCTGGGACTGTCTGCCCGGCTTTGTAAGCAGGCATCTGACAGCAGAACCGTCCAGGTGTGTGCTGAATGGCTGAGGACGCCTGCGAAGGACGTGTCCGACCTGGGCACATTTTCGGCGAGTACGTTGTGTGATGGAGGCTGTCATGAAGATTTATCAGACCGGTGACCCGTGCCCCTGTTGCGGGAAGCCTATTCGGTACACCGATCCGGAGACGCTGCGACTGTTCAGCTTGGCGGTGCATCTCGTTGGGCTGGTGGATGTGTCCAAGTTGGACACAATCCAGCCCCTGCCAAGGGAAACAGAAGAGGAGGAATCAACATGAACCGCATTACAACAGATCACCCCAGCGACAATATCGAAACAGCGCTGAACCTTTTCTACATCAAAAACGGGGAGACCTGGGTCCGGGGCGGCGGCCCGGGACCGGAGTTCCCGGATGCCTCGCTTTTCGACTACCTCCGTGAAATCGTGAAAATGCACGGCCTGGAGATCGACATCAGCGATGAGACGGCGATCGGGCTGAGCGTCTATGAATCCCTTTTCGACGGCATCGACACGCTGGAGGGGATCGTGGCCACGCTCTACACGGCGGGCTGGGCCTTTGCGGAGCTCCGGGCCCGGCTGGAGCTGTATGAGAACATCTGCTATGACGCCGGGGGCCGGGAGCGGGTCGGGCTGGAGCGGCTAAGGGAGCTGGCGGCGGAGGATGGGTCCCATGGAGCGTGAGGCGCTGCTGACGCTGAAAGAATCACCAAAGAAAACATAAGTTGTGTCCAACTTGGACACAATTCCCGAAAGGAGGGAACGCCCCATGAGCAGTGACCTGATCTGGACCTGTGTACGGCAGCGGGCGGGGCCGCTGACGAAGGAGTGCCGGGCCATCCGCCCCCGGCTGTCCTCCGGCGACACGCCCTACGAGCGGACGGAGAAGAATAAGATTCTCCGTCCGCCCCGGGACTCCTCCGTGTGCCGGACCCGGGTGGACCGGCTGGAACTGCGCCTCGCGCTCTTTGGCTTCGAGGGCAGTACCTACACCCTGACCTTCGACCGGGAGCACGAGCCGGGGAGGTTCCAGGACGTGCGCCGGGCGTGGCGGAGCTTCCTTTACCGGCTGAAAAAGTGGAAGAAGGGAGCGCCCTTCGACTACGTCTATCTCATCGAGGGCCGCCACGGGGATCACCGCTACCACATCCACCTGGTGGTGCGGGACAGCGATTTTTCCCCGGCGGAGGTGCGTTGGCTGTGGAAGCTGGGCGGCGTGGATGACGAGCCGCTTCTGCTCCATCCCCGAGACAGCTTCCGCCGGACGGCCAAGTATTTCAACAAGGAGGCCACCGACGGCATCACCATCCCAATCAGCGCCCGAACGTGGGTCTGCTCCCGGTCGCTGATCGAGAAACTGCCGCCGCCGGAGAAGTGGCGGGACAGCAGCGGGGAGATTCCCATACCAAAGGACGCACGGTGCCACGGCACCTACAGCACGGAGAATGAGTTCGGCAAGTACCGGTACGCATGGCACATTGAGAGCGTTGGAAAACATTTTTAATTTGTATTACTAACTTGAAATATAGTTGAATAACTGACAAAAAGGAGGATGCACCTTGCAAGTGATGGAAAAACGTGATACACTGGTCGTAAAGGACGGATGGGTCTACTGCCCGGAGTGCCGGGAGATGAAACTTCTCCGCCTGCCTCCCGACGGCAGAGTGAAAGCCTTTGTCTACTGCCGCCACTGCAAGCGGGAGCGATTTTTGAATATCGACCTGAGCCTGAGCCGGTGAGCCTGAGCCGCACGAGACGCAAGATGCGCATGTGCTGGTTCAGGCTTTTTGTTTTGCCCGGAGGTGACAGCCCGGAGGAAGACAGACAGTGCAGAACAGGCCGAAGGGAGCGGCGCCCATGAGTGCAAACAGCTTCTACGACAGCCGGGCCTGGCGGCGCGTCCGGCGGGAGGTCCTGACAATGGACCACCACGAATGTCAGCTCTGCAAGGCGCGGCACAGGCACAGCCGGGCGGAGATCGTCCACCACCGCTGCCACTTGGACCAGTACCCGGAGCTCGGCCTGTCGGTCTGGGTGGAGGACCCGGCCACCGGGGAGCGGCGGCGGAACCTGGTCTCCGTCTGCCGGGCGTGCCACGAGACGGTCTGCCACCCGGAGCGGCTGGTCCAGGCGGAGGCGCGCGGGCCGCTGACGCCGGAGCGGTGGTGACCCCCCGGTCGAAAAAAACGCGTTTTAATCCAGACCGGCCTACTCGGGTGGGTCCATGACAAGGGAGAAGGCGGGGCTTCGCGCGGGGCGGCGCACGCGCGGCGCGATAAAAATCAAAGCTGCTCAGAGAGGAGGCGGTAAGCGCGGTGGATCAGAGAAAAGCCAAGAATTTCCGGCAGAGCAAGAGCTTCCGGGTGTTGAAGCGGGCGATGCTGGAGAATCTGTCGGAGCGGGGGCTGGATCAGGCGGTCTATGCCGACAAGGTGGAGGAATATCTGGACTTCTGGGTGCTCCAGCAGGAGCTCAAGGCGGATATCGCCCGGCGCGGCCTGACGGTCACGGACGATCGGGGGCGGCAGACGGAAAACCGGAGCGTATCCTTGGCTGTCCAGGTGTCCAGGCAGATGATGGCGCTTTTCAACGCCATGGGGTTCAAGACCAGCGACTTCGTGGAAGCGGGGGACGGGGATGTGCTCTGAACTGGATAGGCGGGTCCTCGCCTACCTGGAGCAGGTAGAGAGCGGCGCGGTCCGGGCCTGCGAGGACCAGAAGCTGTTATGCGCCCATGTGCGGCGGTGCTTCGAGGAGGAGGACCTTCGCACGGACAGCGCACAGCTGGACCACTACCTGGACATGGCCAAGTACTTCCCCTTCGAGACGGTGTACCCCTGGGAGGCGTTCCTCTTCGCCCTGCACCTTTGCACCTACCGCCCGGACGGTTTGCCCCGGTGGCCCGACGCCCTGGTGATGCTGGGCCGGGGGGCGGGGAAGGACGGGTGCATCGCCCTGGAGAGCTTCTGCCTCCTCTCCCCCTACAACGGCATCCGGGGGTACGACGTGGACATCTGCGCCAACAACGAGGAGCAGGCCACCCGGCCCGTGCTGGATGTCATCGAGGCCCTGGAGGCCCCCGGACATACCGGGAAGCTCAAGCGGCACTTCTACTGGACCAAAGAGCAGGTCACGGGGCTGAAGACCAGGTCCGTCATGAAGGGCCGCACCAACAGCCCCAAGGGCAAGGACGGCCTGCGCTCCGGCATCTGCATCTTCAACGAGATTCACCAGTACGAGAACTATGCCAACATCAACGTCCTCACCACCGGCCTGGGGAAGAAGCGCCACCCCCGGCGGACCTACTACACCACCAACGGCGACATCCGGGGCGGGCCCCTGGACGACCTGCTGGAGACTGCCGCGGGCATTCTGCACCGGGGCGAGGCAGACGGAGGGCTCCTTCCCTTCCTCTGCCGCCTGGACAGCCGGGAGGAGGTGGACGACGAGGCCAACTGGCAGAAGGCCAACCCCTCCCTCCCCTACCGCCCGGACCTCCTGGAGGAGGTCCGCAGGGAGTACCGGGAGTGGAAGCAGAGCCCCCAGAAGCTCCCGGCCTTCATGACCAAGCGGATGAACCTGCCCCAATCGGACGCCGACATTGCCGTGACGGACTGGGAGAACATCGCCGCCACCGACCGGCCCCTGCCGGACCTGGAGGGGTGGCACTGCACGGCGGGGCTGGACTACGCCTCCATGCGGGACTGGGCTTCGGTGGACCTCCACTTCAAGCGGGGGGAGGAGCGCTTCGACATCTCCCGGTCGTGGCTGTGCCTGCGTTCGCCGGACCTGGGCGGAT